GCAGGGGCACCTAGATCTTCGGCTCGGAAGTGCCACAGCATCTCACCGTTCTCGTCAAAATCCGAGTCGTCAAAAAGATCTTTGTTCGCAGCTCCGAGACGCATATTAAAGGCGAGAGTGCCTGATGATACTTTAGCCCTTACCTTTGTAATCGTCATTCCTGGACCGGGGGAAAAAGCGAAACTACGAACAGCCCCATGGTTCACCAATGACGGGTGGCAGTTATCCACAGTGAACTCATAAACGGCCATGTCATTCTCCTAATAGCAGGGGGACGGTGATCTAGGTGCCCCCGCCCCCCCGCTGAGGAGGTGTGTCTTTTTTAGTAGCCTGTTCTTCGCCGACCGACTTTCCTAGTCGGTGCTTTTGATTTGGGGCGCGACGGATTCTTCTTAGCAGTGCCCTTCTTCTTCGCCACTATACACTCCCGTACTTGCGTCTATTCGTTGGCCGCTTCTTGGCCTTCTTCTTGGCCTTCTTCTGTGCGGCTGTCCTCTCTGTTGATCCTGCCTTCTTCTGTTTGGCTGTCTTCTCTGTTGTGCGGGCTTTTTTCCGGGCCGCATCCCGCTTCTTCGTGTCCTGTTTTTCTTTGAAAGTGTTCTCTTCCCCCGTGCGTATAGTGCGGGAGTCGTGCCCCCTACTGGCATCTACTTGACTACTTGCAAACTTTTTCGACATGGGGCTATGACTTGCCGCATGTCGGACACTGCCCTTAGAGGCTGATAGAGCCTTCGCATTGCGGATGTCTTTCCTTCTGGCGGCCTCTCTCTTTAGTGCCGTTTTTTGTGCAGCCGTCGAGGTTCTACGACCAGTCTTACCTGTCTTCTTCGCCATTATTTCCCCTTTTTCTTGGTCTTCTTCGGAGGCATTACAGCTCCTTAACTCACATTGAGGGTCGCAGTGAAGGTCACATTCAAAGTGTCACCAGAAGCTACGGAAGCAATCGGAGAACCAAAGAGCGCAGAAGCGACCAAGGTGCCACCGCTGTCCGCTGCGTTACAAGTATAAATGAAGGCACCTTCGACATTGGTCTGGGCACTACCTATGAATGCTACAGCAGTGCTGTTTTGGATCGCCACTGCTGAGGTGCCGCTACCGGCTCCAGGATCATAACTGATCGCTGCCCAACCAGTGCCAGTAGTAATCGAATGGGGACTGGTAGTGAACGACCCTGTGGAGCCACCAACAGTGTTGGCGTAGGTGTCAGCGATTGAAAGAGTAGGGGCTGCCCCAGCGGAAGAGCGGGAAAAGCATCCCATCTTCAGCAAACGACCCGATTGCCCCAAAACAACGGTCTGATGGGTGGCGGCAGGTAAGGCTGATAGCCAAATCTGCTTTGCAAACTCTGTAGTCGTTCCGTTGTGAGAAAAATCTTCCCACAGGACATTCCCGTCCTTGTCGGTCAGGACGCTATGGAAAACACCGGCCTCAAACCCACCTTGATTTTCACTAAGTATCGCTTCCACTCGCTGGTTGCGAACCACTTCGGGAGTTGCAGAACAACTCATGTTTCCCTCGGCCTCGGTCATCTTATCTCCTTATGATAATGACATTTCAAAAGTTACTTTCAGGGTATCTGTTGTACCCACATTCACATCTCCAGCCGCAAAACTTGAGGCAGCAAACAATACTCCCGTTGTGTTTTGACCCACCGCACTCGTGTTAGCCAGGAACGCTCCCTGGATAGTCTGCGTTCCAGTAAAGGAGGTAAATGTGGCATCCGTCCAAGTAACCTTAGAGGGGGTTACCGTACCTCCGTTATCTGTCTGGGACCAAGTGCCTGACTTGCGGAGTCCATTATCGTATCCGCTATCAGCGATCTCTCCCCAACCGTTGACCAAGGTCACTCCTGTTTGACGGATATCAGTCGCTTGATCCGACGAATCTATTGAAGCGAAACCTGCATTGTCAATCAATCCAACATATCCAGTATCCCTTACAGGGGTGGACAACGCAGCATCAAATCCTAGTTGCAAAATACGGGCAGCACCCTCACTCGTTAAAGTGTTGCTGGTGATCTTCTCTTGTTTGAGATTTCCATCAGCGTCATATACTCTGAAAGTAAATGTACCAATCTCCTGGATACCGATCTTCATTTAGTCTTCCCGTACTATCAGCGATAACGCTGAAAACTGGAATGTGTCACCAAGCATTACGAGGCGAGAGTTATCAAGTTCGTCCCAGTACAATAGGTTTCCACCCGTCTGAGAATCAAAGACACCTACACCCACGACAGTCTCGCCGGCGGCTGGAAGACCGATCAATAAGGACCAGCCCACTGTTGTACTGTTCTCTATCTTCATCCGGTTTTCATCCACTGACGGAGCTGTCCAGTACGGGTCAGTCACCATGTCGGTGAATACGCGGATTCTCCCGTTCGTGGCTGCCCACTCAACATATCCAGTTCCGTATGTTGTAGCATCGCCGTCAGTGATCGGGTTGGTGGAGAATAGTGTGACCCATGTCTGGCTGAACGCTGCCGCGGCGGAACCACGGAAACGCTCTAAGACTGTACCTGAAACAGGATTTGTCTTACCAGTCATGGGTCACTCCATTGCTAGTTAATCGAACCAATCCGCACGATCTTCTTGGGATCCATGCGAACAGCACCAAGACCGAGACTGTGGAAGCACTGGAGCGAGTAACCGCGCTCCGGCAACTCGTCGAAACGAACCGTCATGTCCTGCGCCATGCCAAACACCATTGCACTTCTGGTGTACATATAGGTGTAGGCACCCTTGTTGGCAGTGGATGAGGTAACGACTCCGGCATCATCGCCTGTCATGTTGACCGTTTGGTTGTTCGCAATCTGGTTCGTCAGACGGAACTCACATCCCATGAACTGGGTGACCTCGCCACTCATCAATGGACGAAGAGCGTTGAAGTCGTAACTGGTCAAGGTTTGATCGGCCAGCAAGTGGCGGGCAACTGCCGGGTGAATCGCGATGTAGACCGGATCACCAGGAGTGATCGCACCAGTCTGCTCAAGCATCTCGCGAGCAGTCACCAAGTCCGCTACACCGAGGGTGGAAGTTCCAGCACCGACATCGGCAGTCATTCCGTGGAGGCCGGGGGCACCAGTAATGGTGCCAGTTGCCTTAGATCCAATCGAACCGGCAGGAAGCGTGTTAACCAAGGCCAGCTTCTCGGCGGCGGTTCCGGACGGGACTCCAGTTGCGGGAAAGTCAAAAGCCAAGGCACCGTCCGCGCCAATCGTCCGGGTAGTAGCGTCAACAGTCGCATCACCGTCGAAGGCAGCGACGATGGTCGAGTCCTTCAAGCGGCTGAATGCGGCAGTCACATTCATGAGGTAGTTGGAATCCGGGCGAATCGAACGCAGCAAGGCCGGCTCGTCGCGAGGATCGAACAGTTCCGCAAACTCGTGGAAACCAGGAGTCAGGGCGCGACGCTCAGTGACCGTCTCACTGTATTTCTTGTCGGTCCCCGCTGCGCCGAACAATTGGCCGCGATCACGAGTGGTGGTGGCGACTTGCTTGAAGGAATCGAGGTTCAGTGGATCGCCGTGTAGCGTCTCAAACAAACAAGTATCGGAAAGGCGACTTTCCATTTCCTGAGCCTTGAGCCGAATCGTGTCGGCATAGGCTTGTTTGAAAAGGGCAACATAGTTGGTGTTGTCACCGAGTGAACCGGGCCAGGAGGTGTTTTTCCCGGTGGTTGGGTATCCCATAGTAGTATTTCTCTCTCAGCTATTGGTTTGCACAATGCCGTGAGAGTGTCCACCGAAGGAGGGTCTCCGTAAGGTTAACGATTCCTTGTCGCTGTTCTTTCACAGCGTCAGGGGCCGGTCCAGGAAGGGTATCGACTCCGGTGGTAGATCATCCAGAGTCTGGAGGTTTTCGCAACATATATTTTTTCATGTTCTGTAAAGGCCGCCCACCTTGGAGTTCAGCCTCTCGGTGTTCAAAGGTACTACCTTGGGCATTCTCTAGACGGTCCACCTTCTCGTGGAGGGCAGATGTGACCAGTTTCGCCAGGGTCATGCCTGGAGTCCAGTAAACAGCGTTCCTGGCCCGTTCCACGGCTTCTGGGTCCACTATGAAGGTTCTGCGTACTTTCCTTGCCATATTAGAACCTTGGCTTTAGACGGTCGTCATAAACGCCTTCGTAGCCAAGAGTCGCTAACTCACCCAGTAATCGGTAGTATTCCTCTCGATGAACCTCTGCGTCCTTGTGACGGGGATCTGTATGGGCAGAATCCTTCATCATCGAACGAATCTTCTGAGCGATCTTCATCGGGTCAGTTTCGCCACCTGTATCCGATACTGCATTGGTTGGGGTCGAGTCATCTGACATCGAGTTTCCTCTTTCTATCATCATGTCCAAGATTGCTGGATGATCCACTAGGCCAGTTTTCGACAAGACCTGCTGGATATCTGGGTTTTCTGAAGTCAAGACATCAAGACTTCTCTTTGCAAGGGCTAGTTTCTCCTCAAGCCCCTCACCATATCTTCTTCGCGCGCCCTCTTGCCACTCTTCTCTGGCCTTGTCTAACTGCTCTTTTTCCGCCGATTCGTCTCTGACCAGTTGTTCTTGGGCTACTGGGTGCAGTTTGTCCCATTGTTTTTTGGTCAGACCGGCAGCGTGGGCTGCCTTTGTGAGGGGGTCCAGGGCAGCTCTGGCCTTCTCCCCTTCTGGAAGGTCGTAACCGTGCGGGGTTTCGGGCCGGCCAAGCTTGGAATAAAACTCCCCCCACTCTTCCACCGGAGCATTTGCGTCAGGAACCCGAGCCGTGGAACTCAACTTCTGACTCAACGACTGGTACGCCTTGGCGAGATCCTGAGGAGTCTTGTACTTCTTTGCTAGACCCTCATACCCTTCCCCCAGGAGGTCGCCCAATGTGTCACCTTCGATAGTAGTGTTCTCTTCTCCACTTTGTTCTTGACTCATTTTTTCAGGGTCTCCCTATCTTTAATCACGGCAGCCTCTTCGACCATCGCCAACACCTTATAGTACGCAGCTCTTAGCCCTTGTCTCTTCGCTAGGGCTGTCGGGTCGATCACCACTCGGTGAGACTCCCCAGCAATCTCCAGTTGTTTATTCAGCAACTCCTCTGGTTCAAGGGTGACCTTGACCTGAAAAGCCCGTTCCATCCATTCCAAAACTCTTTGACCTGCCGGCGTATTAAAGGCTGTGGCAAAATCTGAGATCAGTTGCCGGTCCTTGTCTGAGTATGCATTCCCCTTGGTCATTGTCCTCCAACCTCTGAGGGCACCGAAGTTCCTGGTAAGTTACCTGCGGAAGCCGGGAGAGGGGATGGGCTTGACTGTGGGGTGCCTCCTTGGGTCGCTGCCATCAATTCCATCATCCTCTGCTGGGCTGCCTTGTCCGCCTTCGCTTGACGACGAGCGTTAACCTCTTCGTCCGTCCTGAAGATCACCGCCGGAACATCACTCATCTCGGCGTTGTAAGCGGCAATCTTGTCAGGATCCAAGTACTCCATGTAAGCATCGTCCTGGGTCGCCTGATAGATAGCCAAGCTTCGCTCAAGGAATGCCTGGACTCGCAATGCACTCGATGCTTTTGCAGCAGTAAAGAATGGACTGGCAAACTCCACATCAATGGTGGTCCCACCCAACATATCCCCAACTTCCTCCAACTCCGGTAGCGCGCCGCCCCTTACCATGATCTGAATCACAGTGTCTATCATCGGCTGAAGGAACTCATGGTTCACCGCTTCTGCTGGAGCTGCCAGTCTCTGAATTGCTCTTACCTGTCTTTGCCTACTCTCTTCTGCACTTCTCGGCTGAGAGTCCGGCTCCTGCAACACATCACCCAAAAACACTTTTAATATCTGATCTCGATCTTGGCGAGCAATCAGATCGGCTACCCCGTAATCCGTTCCGCTCTTGAGGAACTGAGGATTCATTTTCTGCGGCGGGCGAGTCACCACGATACCGTTAGGCGCAATGTCAAGTTCAACCATTGTGTCATGCTCAACCATGAGAGGTGGATTCAAGTCCCGGCCAGCAGCAATCAAAACCTGCCGGCGAAGTTCGTTGATTCCAGCTGCGTCTGGGCGAGCAAGATGCCCTTTCCCCCGACCATACTCCTCGCCGTCCACCACCATGAAACGAGAGATAGTATAGGGAAGGAAGTCGTAACCACCCTCTTTAATAACACTCGCTGAAGCCTCACAGTAATAGACCGAAGCCCACTTCTTGTCCGTGTTGACCGCACTGCGAACAGGACTACTGCCGGCAGTTGGGAAAACAAAGTGATAGTAACGAATCAACTCCATTGGGTTGCCGCCACTCATCGCTTTACTCGCAGCTTCGCCAGCCTGACCAGCGAAATAACTGTAGGCATCTGTTGCTGGTAAGTCGAGTTCCTTGACAGCCATGATCGGCGAACCGTCTTTGCCTAACAGCCACCACATATTCCCCACCGGAACCGCTTCAAATAGCAACCCCGCAAAGGTGGTGCCGTCATCGTTCAGGCGAGGAGTATTCTCTTCAACATAAAGAGTTGAGTTGCCGAGGATCGCAAAGTCTCGTAACGCCTGGGTCGCCTGGATATAAAAGTTGGAGTCGCCTAAAGCTTCGAGAATCTTCATCGCAGCGCGGTCTAGCAACGCACGAACCTCGATGTCCGAGCCAGCCTTACGAGCCTTGAGCCGCAACCAGTCCGTCGAACTGGGCAACACTGCACTCTTCAAGAAGTTCACGAATGAATCGGCAGCTTGCATCGCTGTCGTATCAAACACCGAGCCAATGCGCTTACTGCCAGGAGACTTCTTTGTGGTGATATCACCACGGAAGGGCTGCATGAGATCGTTGATCTCCTGCCAAGTCTGCTCGTGATTGTTCCTTCTACCCTTCAGGTATCCCAACCTGAGAGATAGTTCATTTGCTAACGACATGAATCCCCATTCTAACTTATCTATCTACATCCCAAAAAAGTCCATGTCCGGTAACCTGTACGGGATCGCACTACCCGTTTTCCCTGGAGTACGGGCCTCTCGCAACATCATTATTCCCTTATGCATCGCGTCAATCAAATGGTCGTCCTGCTTGGTTTTAACACGACCTGCGTCATGCCTATACCGTCGCTTCTCCATGAGGATCTCCTGACAACTCTTGAAGATCTTGAAGCCACCAGCTTGCATCCGGTCAATCACATCTTCAATCGCCGTCATGATAGCGAAAGTCCTCTTACCGTCAGGTCCAATGAAATGGGCACTGGTAGATAACATTCGCAAACCCAACTCGTCATATTTCTGCTTGATCGTTCCGCCGTTAATGAACCCTCGGCCAGCGTCGTGCGGCCAAGCACAAACCACTTCCGAAGCACCCATAGCCAACGCTCTATGAGCATACGCAAAAGTGTCCTTGCCGTGATCCTTGTATTCGCCAGTCACATACACCATGTCGTTGTCGCGGTCGTATGCCATTTTTACCAAAGCGAAAAAACCCACGCCGTGAGGAAAGTCCAACCCAATTATCTGAGGCCAGTGGGGCGGAACCTGGAAGTCGTCCATGACTAATAATTCATCCGGCATCGTGTAGATTAGACCCACACCACGCACTGGCCGGCCATGCAATCGAGCCTCTGCTAACGGGTGATTCTTGTACTTCAACATCAACGAACGACGATGGTCCTCGTCCATGTGGGTCGCATCGTCAATGTCGTAGTTCACCAATGCACGGATACCACTGTTGTCATTCTCAAACAGCAGGTACAGCTCCGTCTCACCACGCAAGGGAGTCATGGATATATCCATTCTCCCCTTCGTAGCATTCAAACGAGCCGAGAACTCGTCATACACAGGGAAGGGCGGCTCCTCGTCAATACCAATCCAGTTCAAGGTATAACCCTGGAGACGCTGCCAACCCGTCGAATACGAGAACACCATGCACTTACTCATACCGTCAAAATGACCATGCTCATTATGATGACGAACCAGGAAATAATCTATCTGATTCGCAATGCCACCACTCAACCTCACAATGTCCTTCTGAGGGTCGTAGCAGGACTCCGGGATAAATCCACTCCCACGATCCTGGAGACCCCCAAGCAAGCGGTCACACAACAAGTCACGAGTACTCTGAGCAGTCTCACCACCAATGGCCGCCTGGATCGGTCCCTTAAACTTGGGACCGTCATAGCCGTCCGGGTAGATACCCGTTAAATGATACGACGCTTTCATACACAACGCCGTTGACTTGCCAGCCTGATTCAACCCAGCAAACAATGTCTCATAAGAATGAGAGTTTAAGAATTCCCACTGACGAAGATTCGGAGCCAATCGACCGATCTTGTCGTACTCAGCACGACGAGCCAACTCACGCTCTAACTCAAACTCGGCTATTAAACCTTCTCGGTCTTGTTCATTACGACCCATTAGTCCATGTCCTCTGACTCGTCGCCAGGAGCTTCCTCTTCCTTACCCTCGATATAAGCTATACGGGACTTGTCTGCATTCTCGCGCTCCGCCACTGCTCCCAATCGGGCATGACGACGCTCATGCAGCAATCGAACCAATTCCTCGTCACTCATGTCCGTTAACTCAGACTTCTGGGTATGCTCAATCTTCGATGCAACTTCCTTTGGCAATATGTCCTTTATCAAGAACTTTACCATGAATCCCAACATCTCCTTGCCCTCAGCAGTAGAAGGGTCTGCCTCCTCTACCATTTGAGGGATCTTGTCAAACAAACCAGCCTCAGCCAACTTGTTCACAAAATCACGCTTTATCTGCAAGGGAGAACGCCGGTCCACCATCTCCTTCGACTTCCCCTTACCAATCTGAGGACGATCCTCACTCAATCTCCACCAACCCCTCATCTCCTCATCCACTGCCACCGAACCCATCGCAACCTCATACGGAATACCAGCCGCCTCTGCTGCATCCACAAAATGCATCCCCGATGCCATCTTCTGACCCATCACCTCTCGACGACGCTCCCGGATTAAATACACTCCAACTTTCTTCTGGCGTGAAGCCTTCACATTTGGCATCTTGTGTTGGTAGGACATTGTAACCCCTTGCTGCAACCGGCAGCATAACAGAAAGGTGATCCCATGGACAACCCCGGAGAAGAAGCCGTTGAAGTAGTCATTGAACTACTCAAGGAACAAAACAAACTGCTACTCGATATCCGAAATCTCGCCGAAGACAACACCCAACTAGAAAAACTGAACGAAGAACTTCACCGACTCTCCACAGCCGTTGGACAAAATAAACAACAATCCTCCTCCTCCGACGGAAGGAAAACTCTACCCACTCCCTCATGGTTCCAAGAAGGAGAAATCTGGCTCTGCGAAAAACCTAACGACGCGCCCGGAGGAAAATGCCGACAATGCCAGAAACCCATCTTTTGGATACTATCGAAAAAAGGGAAGAAAGTCCCCATCTCCATGCACCCAAACTTTCCCTCTAAGTTTTCTGCACACTTCCCACATTGTGAAAAAGCCGGAGACTACTCTCCCAAAAGTTCCTATAAAAAAGAAACCAATGACGACGGACCTAAGGTAGAACTTCCTTTCTAGTTAAACCTTGAAACTAACCAGGGACCATGGTAGAACCCCAGGGACGACACTCAGTCGGTACTTAGTTTGGGGGGTCTACAGTACCCTGCGACGGAACTCACGAGGGACTCAAAGTGAAGTTCAGCAGGTAAAGACTCTTCCTATTCTCCCTGGATCTAAAGGGGGGGTAGGGGGGGTTTTGACCTGCTCTAAAATCTACGGGGATCTAAAGTGAAAATGATTCCCCTATACCAGTTAAACGCTGGTAACCGTTCTTTTTGACTTTTGACCTAGTTTACATTCCTTCCTACGGGGACCAGCTCAAGTCTTCCTACTTCCTCCAAAGCTGGTCCCCACTTATAATAAGCACTAACTCTGCGGCGGATCGGCTAATCTCTTTTTAGGTCTTAAATATTAAGACTGGGGATTAGTCGGTCCATTATTAGCCTCTTAGCGCAATCCAGCCCTCACGCGGAAAGCATCGTGGAAAGGGCTTATATACCATGAGCAGCCCTGGCTCCGGGGGGGGGCCACCACCCACCACCCCCACCCCCCATCGTCGGATTCTGGCATGGTCTGATAAGATGCATTATGGGATAGAATGACTCGATTCTAGGGTAAGTTGTTACATGGTGCCATCTTGCTAGGATAGGTGATACGGTCGGCATGGTGCCATGATCGGTTTCCAGCTGGATTGTCGAGCTGCAGCTGGCAAACCATCCGCCGGCAGCTCCGATAGCAGAATCGGCACCTAAGCTTCCACTATAATTAGAACACTAACCATCCATCGAAAAGAAAATCCACTAACCCAATTCAATTGTTGCGGTAACTTTGAAAAGGTATTACCTTATTCCTATGGAAAGTGAGGAAAGATGGAAGACGATAAAGTAGCGGATATGTTCGAATTCATAATGGGACTAGCATTCTTGGCCATCTGGCCAATGTTGTACATCTTATCGTGCAATTGGGGAGGGTAGGAAATGTCAGTAAAACTTGTCGCGACTGAATTAGTGAGTGAATCCAGACCAGATGAATTGGATAGGGTCTCTGGACCAGAGGATGCCGGCCGAATTCTACAGGATCTAATCGGTTCTTCTGATAGGGAGAAATTCGCGGTATTGCATCTAGATGTGCAGAACCAGATCATCGCATCGGAAATTGTCTCTGTCGGGAGTTTATGTGCATCGCTGGTACATCCTAGAGAAGTTTTCAAGGGGTTGATTCTCAATAATGCTGCCGGTTTCATTGCCGGTCACAATCATCCATCGGGGGTTCTGGTAGCCAGTAGGGAAGATATGGCAGTGAGGACACGACTAGAATCGGCCGGCAAGTTGTTAGGAATCCAGATGCTGGATTTCATGATCGTGAGTCCGGATGGGTATGTTGGGGGTCAGAATGTTAGGGGGAGAGAATAATGGACGATGAGACACTAAAGAAAATGCGCGATGAGTGTATCAAATTTGAAACCCATCGCGCTAGGTGGTTCCGGTGGGTGGCCAGTACGATGGAAATTGAGGATCTACCCGACGATGATGATGATGATGAAGGGGATCCACAATGAGAAAATCCTACCCCATCATATCGCCTAGTCAGTTGTGGAAGTACTCCGATGTGGATTGTGGATCTAGATCTAGTATCCGCGCGGAAATTCGTGATACATGGCATAGAATACAGATCCGCGCGCTCGGTTTAGGATTCAGGAGGGTGATACCAATTCTCCCGGTATCGGATGCCAGCATTAATATATTTGGCAGCGGTACCAAAACCGAAAAGGGGGAGTCGATCCCGGAACCAGTAAAGACCCTGATCTGGTACGGTTCTCCCGGTCGTGAATCCGGAGTTGAGTTATGCGACAATAGGAGTCCGGCGTGTACTGCCGGATGTCTAGGTCGTGGTTGTTGGCATCTGAAAATCAGATCTGGTAAGAATTCCAAACTATGGAAAACGATGCTACTAGTAGGGAATCCAGACCTATTCATCAGACTATTAATGCTGGAATTAGACAGTCACATCTTAAGCTGTCGTAGAAATTCAATCGAACCGGCAGCACGAATTGATGGTAGTACCGATACAGGGATAGGTGATGTGTTGTCTGGGTTCGACCGATTCTCCGATTGCAATTTCTACGATTACAGTAAATCTACATCGCGACTAGGAAGATTCCTATCGGGTAAGTTTTCAGACAATCGGCATCTTACTTACTCAAGAAGCGAAAAGAACCATCGACAGTCAGTTGATATCGTCAATCGCGGAGGATCGGTTGCGGTTCCGGTGAATCTAAAGAGACATGAATTTCCGTCAACATGGTGTGGTTTGCCAGTAGAAGATGGTGACCGTCACGATGTGAGATACCGAGACACTCCCGGAACATGGCAATTCCTAGAATGGAAAGGACAAGCTAGTAGGAAACACGCAATCGCAAGTGGTTTCTGTGTATCGGTGACCGGATGTTAATAACCATCATCGGGTTAGTGATTATCATGATCGTGGTTCCAGAGTTAGATCGTAGGAAGAATGGACAATAGGAAGATGGGTACAAAATGAGACTACAATTACTACACAGGATGATATCGCGGATGGATTGTGTTAGCTCCGGGAAGTGGGGTGGCACGATCCGGACACAGACATCCGATGGCATAGGTCACAAAGATGATTCCCATAGTTACCGGGAGGAGCGAGGGACCATCATCCTGAGTGACGGCGCAGAAGTTGATAAGATACAGAATGCCACAGATCGTGAGGATCTAGGCTTCTATCCGTTGACGACACCGGATGATTCTCCCCACTTCGGCATCTGGTACTCGGTACCTGGACTACAGATCCTGATATATACCGAGGGTGATGTCACATGGGAATCCTACTCCGATGATTCTAATTTCTGGTCTGGTATCCGGAGACATGCCAGATTCCATGGTTTGACCGTCCAATACCTGGAAAGCTTGTAAGATGGGGCGCGCAGGATCGGTTCTCCCGGACTTTATTGACCCAACCCGACCCGTGGCACCCAAGAATCCTACCGCGCAGAGAAGGGAGGAGCTGTGCCGGTAGGATTCCTGGAACAACCGAGTAAGATCAGACCACAACCCCTGCACAAACTAATGGCTAGGATTCCACCGGATATATCAGCTGGAGGACTACTCACGCGTACAGCTCTGTGGAATCTAGCAGTTTGGGCGAAGTCTGCGGTACTTAGATTTAGATCACAGAACAAATACAATACTTCAAGACCAGACAACACTCTCGGAGAGCAGGGATTCCTTGGGCGAGCGCGTCACTACGATCAAAAGTTACCCCGATACTTTCTCTTACTGGAATATGAGGAGTACCGAGAAGACTTGAAAGAACTACGAGACGGTGACCCTATCTCAGAGCAAAGGGATAGTGGTTGCACAGAAATCGGTGGTATCTCTGCTCACGAGTATGAGCGGGACAACTTGTTCATGTTGTTTGATTTGTGCAGGGACAAGAACAGCACTCAACTGCACAGGGTGAGGGGATTATCAATGGACAAACATGGTAAAGACGCAGTGGGCAGGTCGGTATTCAATCTGGTCCCGTACAAAGATGAGGGAGGTAGAGAATATATCAGCAGGTTTTTATTTGCTGAGTTGCACCCGGTGCGAATGTTAATGAGGAGCAAAGGGCTGAATCTTATGGGGTTCGCGGACAAAATGGAGATAGCAAGGGCCAAGCTTCCGAAAAGTTTCTTCACTGATTCGATCATGAAGCCCTGGAATCTAGCAAAGATGAAGGAACTCTGGCCTGAGACTGACCTCTGTCAGTTGCGCCAGGACTTCCACATATGGAAGGCAACAGACTGGGAGGCTGATCCTGTGCTGTTTGCTGCCACTGCCATGCAGGTCTTTGTCGAGCATGAGGAGAAACTATTGGCTAAGAAGAAAAAGAAGAAAAGAATGTAAGACCATACCACGATAATGGTGTACCTTATCCGACCAATCGGTGGGAGATTACTTTAAAGGAAGGGAGTTTGTATTGCCTATATCAGTGGAAGAACTGGAGGCTAGGCGGGTATCTGTCGGGGCTTCGGATGTTGCAGCGATCATGGGCTTGAGTCCATTTGCAAATGCTCACGACATTTACCTGCAAAAAGTTGTGGGTACTGACCATGGAGGAGGGACTGAGGCGCAGAATCTGGGTAATGATTGCGAGCCTATGCTTGTGATCTGGGCAGACGAGCAGTTGGGTAACAGGAATCCGGACAGTCTCGTGGAGGTAGACAAGAAGTTCACGAAGCTGGTGGAGGAGCCAGACGGTAGGGTGTTACCGGCCCACGCCAACCTCGATGGCTTCTCGATATACGGAGACCAGAGGGTGGGCATTGAGGCGAAGACTACCTCGATGTATGGGGTGTTTGGTGAGCAAGGAACCGACGAGGTGCCTGACCACATACTGGTGCAAGCACAGTGGCAAATATTTGTGGCAGATCTTCAGCGCGTAGTGATTCCGGTACTGCATGGTGACGGGAATCTCCGTCGCTCATTCTACATAGTACACAAGAATGAGGAGATCTTTGAGGGTGCTAAGGCCAAAGTTCTATCCTTCTGGAACGATCATGTTATCCCGAAAGTTCCACCGACTGAGGTGCTACCGAGCCTGGAAACCATGACAAATCTACGCCGGCAACCTGACTCTACGGTAGAAGTATCGGAAGATCTGGTGCGTTCTTGGCTAGTTACCAGGGAGCTGAAGGCTCAAGCAACCAAAGACGAACGGGATGCGAAAGCTGCTTTGATGGCTGCGTTGTCTGACGCAGAGGGTGGTACTTGTAGTTTGGGTGAGTTGAGTTATTTGAAACAGAAGAGGGCTAGTTACACAACCAACGACACGGAGTTCAGAGTACTCCGATGGAAGGGACGCAAGAAGTGAACAGTATACAGAGAGTGGACAATTGGCTGGAGAAATCTGGCCCCAAACTTTTGGAGTTGTTGCCTGGGAATATCGAGCAGGACAGATTCCTCAGGAATGTCAGCAGTCAGGTGAAGATGAATCCGGCTATCCAGAACTGCCGGCCTGATACGATTATCAACTCCATCATTCGAGCCACCCACCTGGGCCTTGACATTGGAGTGCTGGGTAGTGCGTGGATCGTGCCATATGGTGACCAAGCTAACCTTGTGATTGGTTATGCTGGGTTGATTGACCTTGCGAACCGAAGTGGAACGGTGAATGCGATTCACTCTGGCGTGGTGCGGAAGAATGATATCTACAAGCGCACTGAAGATAACTTCTCTCACGACTACGATGCTTTCGGAACTGCTGAGTCGAGGGGTCCAGTGGTAGGATGCTACTGTCTTGTTGACCTCAAGAATGGTAGCCGTCAGATCGAGACGATGAACCTTGAGGATATCGAACAGGTGCGTAGTGGTTCCCGCAGTGGAAACAACGGACCTTGGGTACAATACTTCGAGGAGATGGCCAAGAAGAGTGTGATTCGCAGGGCGTTGAAGCGTATCAAGCTGAGTCCGGAGGTACAGGAAGCGATCCAGAGCAGTGACGACGCTGAGTATTTGCCAGCAGAGGTGAGGCCGGCAAAGAAGCGTGGGTCCGCGGGTCTGGTGGAGCGTCTCGACACGCCCGCTGTCGTCGTCGATAAGCCCCGTATCGTGGACGCAGTGGTAGCGGAGCCAGTGGTGGTGGTTGTCGAACCTGAAGCCCCTGAGGCACCCGTAGAGGAACCCTCTTCCCCCTCTCCCAGGTTCGATCATGAGGACCACCTCAAACACGCCAAGAGGGTTGCTGCAATGATTGGGTCACCTGTTCGGAAGTGGTATAAAATCACTGTCATGCGGGAGCGGATGATTAAGGAACGGGCAAAGGCAGAAGGGGTTAATCCTGGTAACGCCGAGGAGTTCTGGGGTTTAGTAGAGAAAGTTTTCGTACCCTTCGATTCCTCAAAGGTGGAGGACTGGAAGGAAAACTGCGACCTGGATGTGCTGTTGCGGATCCCGAAGAGGGGTGGCAAGGACCACTTCACTGCTGCTAGAGAGGGTGCTTACAGGGATTCCGACTCTAAGCCTGAGTCCCCTGCATTCTCCGTTGCTGATATCACAGAAGTCGAATGATTAAGAGAGGGTCTGGAGATTTGGAAGTTACGCCAACTGAAGACTTCGGTTTGGTGGAGTTCGGAGCAAGGTTCTCCGTCCAGGTATACCACTTTCATGGTCGAGTGAGATTGCAGATTGTCATTCATAATCTGCAAGACGGGACTCACGACATCCAGACCCTCTACTCCTATCCCGTAACCAATGAGGGTGAAGAGGCGAACTTCAGATACTATGATAAAGAGGGGAGGTCTACCGAGATAGATCTTGAAGAACTCCTCCGCTTCCTGCACGAGCTGCCGTCTACAAACAATAGCTTGTTATCTTTTCTCGGTATCATATGCCGGTCTGAAACTGCCAGGGATCTGGTCTGTATGATTGAGAAATCTATCTGTGCTTGTCAACTATGGTGGGGTTGGGGCTGCCCTATGGCCGCCGAAACCCTTCAGTGTTATAAAGAGGCCGCTGCCCAACCTACTGAGTACATCAGGTCGCACAAACAGCGAGACCAGTGGGTGTATGCCAAAGAAATACTCGCGACCAGGGCAGCGTCGAAGGAAGCAGAGAAACGACAGTAGGAAGTAGAAGTGGATGCGCCCTGAAAATATCGGCAGAAGACTCAAACTCAAACTTTCCTGGCCGCAAAAGTTTCACGATCAAATCGAAGACCTCGAACACGAAGTCTTTTGGGATAGCAAAAAGAAAGCGGTCGTCCTCATCACGCCGCAAGCGGTCATCGAGTACACCCCCCCGCCCACGGGGCGAGAGCCACCTGGAGAAACAAGCGGCCCTCCTCATAAAAAGCCACCATCTTCCTGAGTTCATCCGAGAACATAGGTTTCATCCAGTCAGAAGGTGGAGGTTCGACTTCGCTTGGCCAGAGCTGTATGTCGCTTTGGAGGTAGAGGGTGGTATCTGGAATCGTGGCCGGCACACCAACCCGAAAGGGTTTATCTCTGACTGTGAGAAATACAACAGCGCGCTAGTTATGGGCTGGAGGGTGCTTCGGGTCACCCAACCAGACATTAAGGCTGGTCGGATGATTGACTGGCTGAAAGCGGTTCTTCCTTCGTCCTGACTTTCCTACCTGCACACAGGTTTCTCCACAGTCCGAGGAAGTATTCCTTTCCGTCCATGTCAGTGCTGTTTGCCATGCGTTTCTCCCAAGGTATCAGCTGTTCTATCTGTTCATTTGATAGGGCAGCTCCGTCCTCATACCACTGCTGCGCTTCGATCACTGCCTTGTTGAGTGCGCTGATCCACTTACGAATCGGACCCTCAATCGCGGCTTCTCGGTACTCTTCACCAGTTGTTTTTGAATCCGAACGGTCACCAAGTCCTAGTATGTGCTTAGCCATACCGTCGAGGCTCAGGTTTATCAGTTTGTTTGGTGAGAAATCCAACCCGGTTTTTGTCACGAACATTCTGGTCTGGTGAGAATCCAACCAAGTCTTGAATCTGTGTTCACTGACAGGCCCAAGAGGATGCTTAGACATGGGATATCCACCGTCAACTTCGACATACCAGAGTAGGTCATTGAAGCCTGTGATATTGTGAACGACAGGTATTCCGAATCGAATCCCCACCCTTGAGGTTATCTTGTGCCGGCCAATGTTCGTGAACTCCACCTCTTCGATTAACTTATCCATTCTTCCTTCTTCCTCATTCAAACAATCCCCGTTGCCTCTCTTTTGCATCTTCGAGATGGTCAGCGATAGCCTTGTTGGCCCAGTCCATCAGTTCGCGAGGAGTGGCGAGACCAGTAGCGTCCAATCCCTTGAGTTCCTTCCTGATAATCCTCTGCTCTTCCTTAGTAAACTCAGGCCAGATTCCTATCCTCAATTTATCATCCTCGGTTCTTTGGTGTAGACGAGCCTCTGCCTGTAGCCAACGCCAAGCACGCCAGCGATACGAATATTCCTCGGGAGACTCCCAGCCTGGGCATCTACCGGGATACACTCCTGGCTCAAACGGCCATTTTTCGTTATAGCCTTTTCTGAATAAAGTTCCTTCCCAGCTACGCTTAATCAGTTCGGTGATTGTGTATTTTGTGGGTGGCGGCTTCTTCTTTGCAGTTCTTTGGTTTTGAAGAGCCGAGTACTTCTTCGCCATCTTCCCCCCCTATCTAACAATCGCAGCGGCTGCCGCTATCGACCAAAGGAACTTCTTCTTGTACACAATCGCTAGGTTGTAAATCTTTTGCGAGTGGTTGGCGATGATCCAACTTCGCTTCTCACCTAACAGGCTATTGATTGCTTGGGCACGACCTCTTGCCGGCGCGACTACCCACCTCTCTCTGGTGCCGTCATCTGAACAGAGGCGAATATAGAAACGCTTCTCTTTCGAGTGGTACGCAAGGTTTTTCTCGCACAGATGAAACAACATCCGCCCAGTTTCCCGCATTAGAATCAACTGCTTGTAGTCCATGTCTGTAAGTTTTATGGCTAGGTTCCTTCCTAAAAGAACAGCCAGTCAACTATCAACCAAAGCAAACCGCAGATAATAGAGAGGCTTAGAAGTTCTATCGTTCGATCCAGGAACGATCCAAAGAAGTTCTTCATTTCTTCTTTCTCTTCCTAACACATTCCTTCAGGGTAGATTTCTTCAGGAAATCGTGGGCACTCTCCCTCCTGAGATCTATGATTTCCACTACCACTGATTTAGGAATCGCAGTCACCCCTCCAAAGGTGCGGTCCTTGGTTGCCGAGTCGGCTAGCACCATGACCTCTTCGTCTTCCTTCAAGATCCAACCCACTGTTACGCAGAGAATCGGATTGCATTCCTCAAGCACCTGTTCCAACTCCCCTACCCAGTCAGCTTGTGAAGTGATGTCTTTCCATGTCACTGCCACGATTCGACGAGGTAGAGGAGTCGGCTTGGTCGTCATAGGTTATACCTTATTACTTGGCCTTGTCGATAGAGAGTTTCTTTTTCGCTGTCCACCATGTCGCCAGGGCCGCTGTGACAGCCACTGCTGCCTCCCGCCACGGCGAGGGTATCAGCGGTCGGGCAATCTCCACGGCTGTCTCAGCGTTACTGGTGGTCCCTGGTGGATCACGATAGAACAAGGTGTTGGACAAATCCTCGACGACTCCGCACCCAACAAACAGCAACAACATTATCAGAACTAATAGACTCCACTTCATCGCCGAGTCTCCTCTCTTAGTTTACGAACTTCGGCCAGGAGTGCCTGGTTTTCAGCTCTAGATTCTTTCAACAAATGCGTCTGCATGGTCAACAACTGATTCAAGTTAGTGATAGCGTGAGACATCTTGCGGATCTCTGTCTCCAGCATACCAATAGTTTTGTTTGTCTCATACGCGACCGCTCCGTTCGGGCCTTTGGTTGATTTAATGAAAGAAAAAACCTCACGAAGAATCAATATTGTGAGGGCTATACCTCCGAGGCCAGTTCCAAAATCAAGGTTTTCCATGTGCTATTCCTCTTGCAGGGTATTTCTTAACCGTTGCTGGATTGGGATGAACTTGTCGAAATAGGTCGGAGACCCATACCCACCTCGCTGTGCGTCATAAATACTAGGAGCAACATCCAACGCTAGTCGAGTCTGGATGAGGTTCTGCCAACCAACCATCCGCCGGCCAGCGTTGTAAGCCCCTTCAGTTAATTCCTTACCTTCAAATCCTTTTTCAGCGAGTGCGCCAAGCACCGTTCCAAAGTCATTGAGGAGACCAGCAGTCGGGCCGGCCAGCATATCCACTTTCGATCTTGACTTCATCCTCGACAGTTGCCCTGCTCCGAGTAGGGTGGACGCGCCCACCCCGGTCATGCGCTCCATGTAAGCATTTCCCTGTGACAACCAACCGAGCGTACCCCCTCGGTCAATCCCCTCTAGTATGCTCTTCTTCCACCAAGGTACTCTGGCAGTAACCCGACCTCGTTTGTCTTTCTTCACCTCGTCTTCAAATGGATCTTTACCATCGAGACTCCGGCGCGCCCAGTATCCAACAGCTCCAAGGGTGGAGGCACCAACAAACATCAATGCTTGATTCATGTCCCCCATCATCGCCCCTTTCTGGAGCATGGGAATGAGCAGCTGAGATGTAGCAGCCATTGTGAACGATCCGAACTGCCCGATAATCCTTCCAAATTCCGTTGAGGTCATCCAGTTCGGAAGACTTCCAGCACCTGGAGTGATGATCGTTTGCTGAACACGCTGGAAGGTGGCTCTTTCAAACGCCAACCGATCCTCAAGGGCAGTTCTCGCGTCGATATCTCCAGCGGCACCCCACTTCCTGGTCCGAGATAAATAAAACTTCCCGCCAAGTATCGTGGATTCAGTGTCACCAAACTTTTCCTGGAGGATTGCAATCCTCTGAAGTCGATCTTCGGTTAAGCCGAGACCACCCATGAAGGCTTTGTCTGACCGGCTCAGTCGCTTCCCTGATCGAAGTTTGTTTCCTATCTTGATAATCTTGTTCTGGATCGCCACGCTATTGACGCTCTTCATCATTCCGTTCCACTTGTTTAGCATTAACAGGTTATTGAAACCTTTGCTCGTAGCGTGTAACCCTCTTTCAATGAAGTGATTCCTTTTGGGATCTTCCTCATCGAGGCCGGCTATCCTCCTGTTTCGGTCACCACCGAGGGTGGCCTCACTCGCGTAAACCCAGTCGGCCATATCTTCTGATAGTCTTTTGTTTCTGAAGAATGGATTCATGTACCGAGCGAGGGCACGGAAGTACGATGGCAGACCTACTTGTCCGATCCCCATTGCGAGGTCTGGGGTACTTGACAGCAGGAACCCACCACCAAGGCGAACATAGTTGGCTTCACGAATCGCAGCTCCAACTCTACCCAAGCTCTCGTTTCCTGTACCGTCAGTGCGGTGGAATCTATCGAAGATCAATCCCATATCTCGAAGGTCTCTACTTTTTCTCTTTAGTAGTTTCTCTTCCTCCCGCTTCTTCTTCTTCATAGTCATTCTTGCATTCTGCTGTACACCAATATGAAGACCACGATAGTCTTCCTCGATCCTGGCCTTGACCTGTTCTGCGTCTGAGTTGATGTCAAATGCAGACCTTCGAGAACTCGACGACCTTTGGATTACCATTGCCCGCATCTCCATCAGTCGTTGAAGTTTCTGGAGATCAGTGACCGCTCCGAGATCGTCGATAAAGTTCCTGCCGAACTTGAGAGCATCTGAGCGTTCAGCTGCGCTGCTCCCTAACTTCCAGCCATAACTTTTTTCAGTGAAGATTAACTTGCCAGCCATTGTGTTTATTCCAGATCGAGTCTGGTCAAACTCCGCAGTCACCTCTAAAAGTTCCTTGTTCTTTTTGGTTCTTTCCACAACTAGGTCGTCAAGAGACTTCTGCATCGCGGTAGACACTGGCCTTCCATTAGCATCTAGCCCCTCAATCTCTGACCTCAACAGTGCGATCTGTGAATCAATACCTCGAACAACCTTTCTCTTGGCATGGAGATCCGCTCTGAAGTTCTTCAGATTAACTACCAAGGAGTTCAGGTGAGTCTGCGCCTTCTCCATCGAGGAGAACCCAAGTTGCTTCACATCAATATGTAGCCTCATGTGCGATGACAGATTCAGGTGAGCTGCGTCGTCGAGGACTTGCTCTAGTTCAAGGTGGATAGATTCCAAAGCAGCCGGGGTAAGGCTTGTTGGATCCTCTGATAAGGTGTCGAGCTTGGCTGTTACGGTAGTCAGTCGATTTTTAAGATTCGCCGAGACCTGGAACCCGTCCATTGCTGAATCCATTTCACCAGAAAGGATCAACTTAGGGAGCAGGTTTCGGATTTGATTCGCCTGGATATTCATAACATCGTCTTCAAGCCAAGGAGCAATGAACCGATCCTCTACCGTCAGGACTCGTTGCTTCAGGCTATTGCCGGCTCCTCCTCCAAGAGGTCCGGTGCCAGTGTCGTTGGTGATGTTCTCATACACTTGGTTGGCGATCTCTTCCCACCGCTCCTCGTCGCCAAGTTTTGCAATCCACTCGTCGTACACGGCGATCTCTCGTTCTAGTCGGGCACGATCCCACACTATCTCTGCAAGATCCTCGGGGGAGCGGGGAGTGGGGGCAGGGGCTGGATCAGGGGTGGTGGTTGGAGGGGGTGGTTCGGTGTCTATAGATAGAACTGACCTGTGGCTAATTGAATCGGGAGGAACGGCACCCCACCGATCCCCCTCTGGGTCTAACAAGATCACGACACGGTGCATCCTTCGCCCTCTACCGGCCCGACCACCCCCGATGTGGGTGATAGCATCGTAGCCCAGTACATGACGCAGTTCGTCGGCAATAATCTGGAATGTTTCTGCTGCTTCATCGACGGAGATCGTCATCTGATATAACTCCGTCACCATGTCATCCCAAACTTCTGAACCCTTTCGGCTGGACGGCACCCAATTGTCATCACCGAGCAGAACTCTAGCGTTGCTAACTATGAGGTCAAAAGCGTCATCAGGTAAATCCTCATCGAAATCCAATGTCTTTCTAACATCTACCTTCACCCGATGACTTACCGGGCCATACCCACGAGCGACCGAGGGCGCGTCAGTCATATAAAAGCCTATGCCGAACAAACTATCGGTTCTTGAAAGATCTTGGGTTGGTCTTTCGATCTCGACAGCACTCCCGTGATACCATGTGGTTTCATTGATTGAAGATGGATCTGGAGTGGCGAGAGAAGGGGGTTCCTCCAGGGGTAACGGTGTTCTGGTTGGAGGGGCCTCGCCCTCCACTATCATCTGACGCACTTTAGCCGCTGCTCGGCCCTGTGCAGAATCGGGGTCTAGTCGTTGCATATTTGGCGACCAGTCCCGGACCTCCTGTAACAATCTTTCGTTAGACAACAGATGGCGAACTGCATTACTTTCCGGCGTATGTGTGGCAACAATTTCGCTGGGCAAGATGTCACCGACAAAGGTTGCCTGAGAGTCCCCTGCCCCACGAGGGATCGTGCCCCCAATCCGGGGATCATCCTTATGTATCACAAATTCGACAAAATTCTTGGTATTGGGCGGCGGTTCCGTACTGGCCCAGATTTGGTTAGGCTCGTTATATGTACTGCCCTGAGCCTCGTCGAAGCGTATCCCTTCTCGTTGGAGAACTTCGACATCTCCACGGGTATAGTGATAGAACCGGAGGTGGTCACTTGAAGGCAGTTCAAACTCTCCGGGGGCAAGTGGAGCAACGGGTGGACCCTCCGGCACCACGCCCTCCACTGGGTCAGGGGCAGAAAGAGCTTCATGCTCGTCCACCAACTTCTGACGCTCAACCTCCATCTCCGGCAGCTCTCTAGCCTTCTTGTCTTCAAGGGCAAGGAAGATGCTCTTCTTGAACTGCGGGAGGTACACCATGATCTTTTCTTTTTTGTACACCCGTGTCAGGTAGTTCTCTAACTCAATAGAGTTTATGAAATCCTCGCCGGTAAACGCCCCTGCCGATTCGCCTGTCTTCCTGAGTGTGTCAAAGAACTTGCGGTTTATCTTTGCAACTTCCTCTACAGCCTTAATGGTCTGACTGTCTCCGATAATAGACTCGAAGGGGTTTACCAATTCCAGTTCACCAGTGGTTGGCGATACCGAAAGTTCGTGAGAAGCGTTTGCCGGGTCAACGATATCACCGCGCACCGCTGCCTTAGCACCAAGCACCATTACTTCTGCATTACTCAGGCGGCCACCAGCGGATCTGTACTCTGCAAATACCAGATTCATGTCATGGCGAATCCGCAAGCCGGCAATCTCAGCAATACCCATTACCGCTTCTACACTCTGACGATTCAAAGTGTCGGTACGAACGATGGCTGGCTTCAACATTATGTCTAGGGCACCCCTTGCAAACTGAGACTCCGAACGAGCAAGGTTCATCTCCGGATTCAGAAAGAGCAACTTCGCCAACAGTTTGCCCAAGATCCCTTGAGATATACCAAGCACCTTGGCAAGACCTGGGTTGATCTCCGAGGTAGCCTTAAGGAGGATCCCTGCAACTTCCTCTCGGTCCTGACCAAAGATAGCAAAACCTTCGTCACCCTCGATCAGTTCGTCTAGTCTTTGTTGCTCAACTGGATTCCTCTGGAGCCATGCTGAATACGATGCAGGGTCGAGAGCATCCTCCACGGTGTCCGCACCTAGCAAGGCTCGGCTCGCAGCAGTTCGAGTCGAACTGATGCCTCCGCTCATACCTCCAATGATCGCTCCGAAGATCGCGCCGCCAACCAAGTCTCTCTGGAACTCTTCATCGGTTCTAGTTTCTTGGGCTATCCTCAAGAACGGCTCGGCCACCGTCAGGCCAAGGACATTCTCTGCGGCACCTATCCCAGCAATCGTCATTGGCCTAGCCGCGACATTCAGGGCTTTGGCTGCCCTGGTCGCACCGCTGAAGGCGATCCAGTTTACTGGGTCCACCACGCCAGCTCCTAAGCCAGCGAAGATATTGGAAACCAACCCGCCTTCCTGGATGACTTCCCGGTCTCGGTTCTCTTCTCTGATCTTATTGACGAGATAGTTCGCCTCTACTCGACTCTCCGCTTTCATTAAACTGGTAAAGGCTTCTGGGTATTTCTCTCTGATCCACGGATTAGCCATGACATCAGGATCTTCAGCTGGGTTGTAACCACGCTCCGGCGGGAAGATCGGCTCGTTCATTGCAATCGCAAGGTTGTAGACGGTGTTTGTCTGGCGAAAGAAAGCACCAACCTGATCTGTGAAACCAGTATTCTTGGCAAGGGCAGTCTTCGGGGAATGGAATCCCTGAGCAAACATCAACCTCTGCTGCTGGATGGTCTTATCTGCCATTGCTTCTTGGAGTAGTTGTAGTTGGGACTTCATTATCTTCCCCCGCTTCGCCAAGGTCTCGTAGACTTGCCCTTGTAGTCCTTAAGCATAGCCGCCGCAGCTTCTAGTCTCTTGATTCCATCGGTAAGATCCTTGATATCATCAGTATATATATCCGGATCCCCGCCTTTTCCAGACTTGCGAATCTTCTCATTAGCCGCTACCAGTTCGAGTACGGTTGCTCGGTGACTCTTTATCTTTTTAGACAAAGCCACTCGCGCACCACCCATGTCGCCTCTTTCTGCTGATTCTCTGAAGCGGTAATACGACCACTCAGACCTATCATCAAACTCCTCTAGCATAATAGCCGGCAACTCTTCCACGAGAGTTTGACCAACAGCCATTAGTATCCTGCGCTCTTCGTCAACGATGTGGATCTTGTACCCAGCCTCCAAGACATCGAAGAACTGCCTGTTCGTTAAAGCCATAATAGAAGCACCATCGCCTGGAACGAGGCTGGCAATAGTGATCTTCATCTTTGCTAGTTCCTCATTTGGATGAGTGCCCCATTCAATGTCATACTTCCGGCTCGCTTCGGTGTAGTATTTCCAGATCCATCCAGGTTTCTTGTTGGTCATATCCGCTGCACCAGGAATGAAGCCGAACTGCCCGAAGATCGCCTCTGCACCTGCCTCGCCGCCGATGTTTCCATACAAGGCAGAGGCCACCCTGTTCGTGTACTCCTTTGGATTCTCAGAAACCACTTCCTGTATAAGCCCGACATCAGTATGCCACCCTGGTGGAACATAACCCCCTGGGGGGGGCATCAGTGACCCAGTAGCGTTATTCTGCTTGAGCCATATCTCAACATTCTTCTCTACAACACGAGGGTCGCCGATTGGAACATCAAACGCACGGGCACCAGGACCAAGCTCGAGAATAGTGTCGATGGGATTGTAATCTAATGGCTTGAGGGGGAACTCGCTTGGACCATGTTGTGGGTCTCCTGGCACCTGAATCCAACTACCGGGTTTGGTTGGATGGTCCGCACGAAACTGAGAAACCTGTATGGTGGGGGTCGAAGCCACTAACGCCCTCATTGCGTCAGGGGTGAGCCTAGAGGCTGCGCCGGCAGGAATCTCGGTAGGGTACTGCTTCATAAACTCTTCTGGATCGTCGGCAAATCTCTGGGCCAATCTATCGTGGAGCTGGTGGAGAGACATCTCATAAACATATTGTTGGTATTCAGGAGAGTGGAGGGCAATATCGCCAGATCCTTGGAACCGCCAAAATGCGGCAAACTTCGACCTGGCTTTTAGTGCCCAAGGCTGCAACTTAATCTCTTCACCGTCCACTGTTATCGTGTCGGACGCGCCCGATGACGGGTCTAATACCCGAGCATTATGGTCGAGGATATCTTTGAACTCTGGAACCAGCTCTGGATTTCTAAGCAAGGCTGGTGGCACTTTCCCTGAAATCAGCAGAACTTGCCCTGCTAGTTCGTTACTGTTTCTTGTCTTCTCTAAACCGCGATTTCTCCACCGGGCAAAGTCTTTCTCAAGTGTTTTTAGTTCTTTCGCATTAGCCTCATCAAACGGCTCGTTACCGATCAACGACCGCTGCACCATTCCAGAGAGGTGGCTGAACACAGCTGTCGTTCCATGCCACATCTCTGAAGAAATCATTTCAACATTCTTAGTAGCCGCACTACCTTGTCTTTCAAACCATCCACCAAGGGTTCCCTGCTTGAAGTAACCGTCGCCAAGAGGAACCAAGGATTCGATATACGCGTCTGAGATCTCTTCCCGAGTATCGAAGGTGAGCGGATCCTGGCCTGCCGGGGTCGGCCCCACCGTCGCTCGGAAAGAGTCTTTGTACTGTGGCTCGAAAATGAACTGAGTGTTCTGCTTGTTCTTGATTAGTCCCGACCGAGAATCAACATACTCGCCATCCTTCGGAAAAAACGAGACGGTGTATGTGGAAGATTTACCACCCATCGTTACTGTAGATAATGGCTGGATATGCAAGTACGGTGCGATATCGCTGAAGAACTCCTCCTCGGTTATGTCATCAAGAAAGGTCGTGGAACCCCCCGACAGGACTTTGAACAACTCATCATAGATCCAGGCTTCCGAGTCAGCAGGATTTCCAGAGTTGTCCGTTCTTTGTTCTTCTGGAAGACTGATCTGATGGAAGAACGACTGACCGTTCCTCTTGATAGGTGGATAATCGTTCAGGACTTGACCCACTGATTCGTCGATTGCTAACCCAATCTTCTCAGCGTCACTGCGAGTGCTGTTAGCAGGGGCGGCTTGGATCGTTTGCAAGTTATTCTCGTAGTAGTTGTTCACTATAAGATTCGTGATCGAGTCCTTGCCAGCTTGAGACATTGGTCCTATTGCTGGATTGCGATTCACGGCCTCTGAAATTAACTCTATGAGATCGGCTCGGTCAGGGGCTGCGGTTCTCCCGCCTCCTGCCCCTTGACCAGTGCCACGGCTCGGTTGGGCGACAGCGTTGACCACCGCTTGGGCAGGAGGTTGGTTTCCTCTGGCATTGCCGTAGTTGACGATCTCACTGATTCGCTTTGGAGAAAACTTAAACCCATCAGGGAGTGCTTTCACCGGAATGAATCCAAGCTCCCCCATAAGATCTGACGCAGTTTGCCAAGCATCTGGGTCGCCCTCGTCCATTCTGTTGTTAAGTGCCTCAGCAAGTGAAGGCAGCAAAGCACTGTATTTATTTGAAATCTTTATGAGGGCTTCGGAGTTAAAATTGAGGAGTTCTTGAGGCAGAGCGGATAAAGACTTGTCGAGGTCTACCGGCCTGGAACTGGTCTCACCCAGAACAGCATCAAGATTCCCGCTAGGACCATTCGCATTTGCTATTCTAACCGAATCACGGCCAGCTTTGTTGATCCGATCTTGGGCGCGCCCACCCATCTCTACCGAAGCAAAGAGAGTCGCCGCATCTTCTCCGAATCCTGCTCTAGCCAGTGCGTCGATTACTGCTATTCCTCTTTCAAGGTCACCCCTATCAGGAGAATTATACTGGATCCCGCCCGTTGGGGAGGCGGTGAAAGATCCATCTTCCGACTGAGACATCTGTGTGGCAGTAGACCCGATATATCCTTCACGGTTTTGTAAAACATCTCCACGAATCCTATCGACGATGTTCCTTGGAAGATTCGCGACACCACCTGAACCAGCCTCGGCGAAGGCTCCAAGGAAATAATCCATACGGCCCTCGGCACCACGAGAGAAATACGAGGTCCGCATTCCATTTAGCGCAGTGGTCTGGACTGCCGATAACTCGCCAGCATTGATAAGCCCTCGGTCGAGAAGACCGGCAGCATAGGACAGGTCGGTAGCAGCTTGAGAACCAGGGTCTGTGGAATCACCATAGTTATTCAGGGCACGGCTATTAATGAGATCCAGCCGGGACTTGTCCACGCTATCAGCCATTGCCTTGAGAAGGGGGCCAGGAGTGGCTCTAAGGGATTCCAGGCGGGTGGCCGAAGACTTAGACAGGATCCTCTGGGAGCGGGGGTGGAGACCCTCTAGGGCCGCTTTCTCGCCAGCCTCAATATCGTCAGCGAAGTCGTGCATTATCTCAAATAAAGCAACGGGTTGATCCATCGGGTTCAGGTTCTCTTCATTCCTCAGTTCCAGCAATGCCTGATCCCTGAGCATCTCAGCGTTCTCGAAGTTCGCCTTGGCTTTGGTTTCCCAAACTCCTTGGTCTTCCTTCATCTGCTCGCCAAGAAGGCCAGCGGAGATACGAGTCACCGAGTCCGCTAACTGGCCGAAACTCTTGTAGACCAGTCCAGCCTCTGATCCAGGCATAAGGGTTCTTCGAGCCGTACCTGCGGTACTGATCCTGGAACGAGGTATCTTGATCGCCATCTGTCTCCTAGTCCTTGAGCATATCTATTACGAATTCGCGCCTAGCGTGAACAACGATTCCGCTGCGCCCATGTAACCAGCCATTCGGGACTGCTTCGCCTTCTTGCGAAGAGTCTTTTCTTCCGATTTTGCACCGGCTATTATTGATTCTTGTTCTCGCATCGTTTCCCCAATTGATTCCATCATTACCAGCATCGGAGAACCTTCCAGTTCCACTCCCGCTGCTCCGAAACCGGCTTTTTGAGACCCGACAACTCTTCGACCTTCAAGTCCAGCAACACGAGACTTCTCTGCCCCGACTCGCCGCGTCTCTCGTGCCTGTTCATTGAACGCATCTGATTCCGCTTGGCCGGCCATCAGTTTTGACCCACCACTAACCATAGTGCTGAGAAACATCATCGTGAATGGGTTCATGTCTGTCTCCTAGTCCGAGTAACTAACTTCGATTGTGATACTTTGCATCTCAATCGTGTACGGGTTGTTGTGGGTAATGCTAAGTGTTGGATTCGTTCCGTATAGCCCAAGCACTGGCACATCTTGCCAACCATTTATTGCAGAAGGAGCTGGGCCGCTAATCCAAGGCATTGACTGCAAGGAATACTTATCGACTACAACCCCACGAGTGTTGTTCAAGTAAAGCATCGCTCGATCATAACTTCTCTTATGACCATGAGTCGATCCGGATCGACCATCAATATCTACGACAGCTGGTGCCATCGTGAATGTGAATGGCAATCCAACGGTGGCGATATTGAACGAATTCGCTACTGAACTAATATCAACAGTACCTTCTGAGGAAACAACAAACTCGCCGAGGTAGAACTGGGTCTCTGCTAGTACCTGTACGGTCTCTCCGACCAAGTGAGTCAAGCCTGTGATGATACTTGTCGTTGGCGACCCTACTACGGTCACTTCGGAATCCAGCAGCGCTGTTTCTGTAAAAGCCTCCAGGGAATACTGTGTAGAACCATCAATAGTTCTAGACATCACCATGTATACAGAGTCGTCACGAGTCCCTGAAAGAGATGTCAAGACAGCCATGTCCCAAACTCTCTCCCCCGCCGATGCGTCGTAGTTCGTAGGACTCCACCCTAATACACTGTTTTGCCGGTTATAGGTCATGATGTCGAGTTGACCGGAGTTGCCCATGCAGAAGAGAAATGGATCAGGGCTATGGGTGAATACCAACTTCTGCGCTCGTTTTGTGGGCGACCAGAGATGGTCCGCTAAATCAGTCAGGTCAGCACTCTGGTATCTATCAGAAGATTCAGTGTAAGCCATCTCTCGGATTCCTTGGCCGCCTCGTGGTACAAACCCGATTGAGGAACCCATGTGGATGGCCTGGGAATTGTTACTTCCGTAGTGGCTTTGGAGATCTACCGAGAGGTTTGTAGATGTTAAAGGCTGGCCTGACAACTTATATTCAGAGAAGTCTGAACCTATCAGCAAGTCCTGCTGGGAAACCATCCATCGGATTCTGTTACCAACATTGTTGGAGACCTTAAACAATAATCCTTGGTCGTCGTTCGGGCCTTGCTGCCAGTCGTCTGGTTCACCACTCCGGCTACTCGCAATAATGTTTTGATTATCATTACTGAAACCAGCCATGAACACGCGGCCCTGGTGACTAGCCCCAACGGCGGGGAACCCTGTCGCTTCGCTGAATCCGTAACCCCAGTTGAAGGTTGGCCCATAGTAAGATCTTGAAGTACCTTCAATGCATTCGTAATCATAAGCATCTGTACGAGCATTACACCTCGCCCTCGCGTCAGAAGCGAAGACAGCCCCACCTAATGTTAGCGTTCCGCCGGTGCCATCAAACAGTGCTTCATGACCATCAGGGAGGAAATCCGGGGTGGAAGAAAAGATGTCAAAGTTTCCGGAAACAATGTTCGCACCGGGTGTGTCCCCTCGGGGAAATACAGCCACTTCAGGGATCTTCTCACGAGTCGCAATCTTCGTTACAACAAAATCGTATGTACCAGTAGTGAAAACAGTGTCGCCGAATGACCACCCTGCAAGGTAGCAAACAGCGGAGTTCGCTACAGTATCAATCGAGTGAATCCATAAAACTGCGGTGTCTGTAGTGGCATCTCCGTAGACTCCCCTGCGAACTGTTAAGACTTTCCCAACATACGAGTTGTCCAGAGTGATTGGGATGTTCGTTAAAGTACCAAAATCACCACGGCTTGCACCTGACCATGAACAGCCAGCCCATGTGGTGTCAGGAATGTACGGTCCAGTCCAGTCGTTAGAATCTTCCCCCATCCCGTTAGTGATTCTTGTGCAAGTAAATGTAGTCGGGCTATTGAAGGTCTCCATTCGGACCCAACATGAAATACCATTGAACTGCGTTTCACCTTCGATGATTCCGTCCTCGTCTCGGAACTTGGAAGCACCGCCGAGCCGCCAAATAGAACCAACATCTTCTGGTCTGAACAAGTCCTCTGTAGATTCCACCTTGCATAGAAGTCTTAACCCTGGAGGGTTGGGATTCTGGTTCGGGATTGGCTGCTCTGGCATCGAAATCCCCACCTTGGGTTTATAGGACTTCAATTGCGGAGATCCGCCAACTATCGGCGCAATGCCAAATTCGTAGGTAGCGGGAGTGCCATACTTCTTCTCAAAATAAAGGGGCGGCCTCCAACTGGAATAAATGTAGACACGATTATTGTGCTGGAAATGGGTGACAGTATCGCCGGACGGCGGGACACCTAGAGGATGGTAAGCACCTGTGTCATCTCCGCTCGCAGGGTAGGGACCATGTGTTCCACCCCCACCCCAATCAATTTTCACGCCGTCCTTATAGACATAAAGCTTCCCGTACTGCTGACCGACTGAATACGCAAAGACTAACAGGTAGTCACCATCTGCCGCAGAGTACGGAACGAGGTGCGCATTTACATTACCTTCGACAGCATCAATGTGTTTGATCCCAGGACGACGACGAACACCGCCAGTCCTTGTAAGAACTCCGTTCTTTAAGGTCTTGCAACCCTGACGAACTTGATCCGAGGTGCCCATCCCTAAAATTCTAGGGCTGAGTTCCCCGAAGGAAAAGCGTTCTTGTGGAATCCAAACCATTGTCTATCTCCTCACATCAAGCAATGAAGTGGACGAGAACATCCGAGGACTACTCTCTTGACCGTCCACTCCTTTAGCCGCTAACAATGCGTCAGCTGCCCGTTGAGCGATGTATGCTTGCTCAGTAGGAGGCTTACCAAAGTTTGTCGCAACATGAGCAGCAAGGGCTAGCCCCATTGCATGAGCAACTAATGGAGATAACAAATAAATGTCAGCTCCAATGTCCATCACATACTCTAAGGAAATCGTGCCCGAGTTCGACAGTAGGCAACGCTTTAATGTCGGTGGGGTTGCTCCGTCACTTACGACTTCGATCTCCCACTGATTCTGGCCCATCCCACCGTTCGGTTGCATCGGAAGACCGTTAATCGTTAAGGCTCTCAAATAGTCATCAGGTAGGTTATATGCCTTTGCCCAGCGCGGGCCAGAAGGGGCTATAGCATCGCCGGCAGAGTCGTTGAAAGTTTCCAGGTCAATCGTTCTCTTTGCCCCATTCCATGCGTGGTCTGCTAGGAACTGGGCGCGGAAACCACCTTCCCATACAGTGTTCAACAAAATCGCCTGGGAAGAACCATCACTGGTAGTCCCAATGGTGCCAACTCCTAGTTCAACTAACGCAACATTCCAGATTTGTACTACTGTCACAGCTTCTCCTTCAGTTAAAAGCGGAGCCGAAATACTCCCTATTCCGTCGATGGTCGCTCCGGCGGGCAAGGTGCCGGTCAAGCCAGTGCCCAAAGAACCAACCCCGTCGATAACTACTTGTGCGAAAAAACGGCTTCCATTGCCTTGAGCCACTGAGGCAGAACTTGAAAAAGATGCTTCAAGGTCTCCATCGAAATCTATCGCACCACCCGTGGACGATGCAGTAGTTGACACAGTTCCTGATACCGGAACAGTTGCGCCAAATGTCACTGATACCGTGTCAACCACTATACATGAAATAGAAATCGGGATCTGCGACTCACTCGTGGTAGCCGAGATTCCATGAACAGATACTGATTTCTGTAACGGATCTGACGGTCCTACTGGTTGCCGACCAGAAGAAACCACCATCGCTGCGGAGATTGACACTGACTGAGACGGCAGGATCCTCGTAGCCGTTGCTGTTACATGAGCAATAACCGCTTCCAGGACACTAGGAGCCAGGTCGTTAACGCTCGTGGAAGACGATGCGCTTATGGTCGCTGCCGATGATGCCGGCCTTGAATAATCTACAGTAACGGCAACTGAGCCGGTCGAGGAAAGACTTGCAGCCCCCGTACCAAACTGACCTAACTCTCCTGTTACGGTTGAAATCACACTAGCAAAGGCTGTTGATTGCGTCGAGAAGACCATGGAAAAGGACACTGTTGGTCGGTCGAATGTCATAGATGCAGTAGGTGTCTCGACACCAGCTACTGTCCCTACAGCGGTCGAGACGAGCGTAGCAGCGGAGGTCGCCGGCAACTCGTAGATCACCGATACCGTGGATGTCGGCAAGGTAAAGCTAGCGTCAGAAGTGGCGGTTCCCTGATAGGCAAGGGCGGCGATGGTCGAGGAACCGATGGTTGCTGCGCCGGATGCGGTCCGGGTGTAGGTCACCGCGCCTATCGTGCCGGTGGCCGACGAGACTACCGAGGCCGCAGCGGTAGCGGAGCCAGCGAACGACGCAAGGGCGATGGTCGCCGAGCCGATGGTCGCTGCGCCGGATGCGGTCCGGGTGTAGGTCACCGCGCCTATCGTGCCGGTGGCCGACGAGACTACCGAGGCCGCAGCGGTAGCGGAGCCAGCGAACGACGCAGTCGCCACGGTCTCAGAGGTGGCTGAAGCCGAAGCTCCAACCACTTCCACGAACACGACCACTCCGGTGGCCGACGAGACTACCGAGGCCGCAGCGGTAGCGGGGCCAGCGAACGACGCAGTCGCCACGGTCTCAGAGGTGGCTGAAGCCGAAGCTCCAACCACTTCCACGAACACGGCAGCGACGGTGGACGAGGAGCCGATGGTCGCTGCGCCGGATGCGGTCCGGGTGTAGGTCACCGCACCTATCGTGCCGGTGGCCGACGAGACTACCGAAGCCGCAGCGGTAGCGGAGCCAGCGAACGACGCAGTCGCCACGGTCTCAGAGGTGGCTGAAGCCGAAGCTCCAACCACTTCCACGAACACGGCAGCGACGGTGGACGAGGAGCCGATGGTCGCTGCGCCGGATGCGGTCCGGGTGTAGGTCACCGCACCTATCGTGCCGGTGGCCGACGAGACTACCGAAGCCGCAGCGGTAGCGGAGCCAGCGAACGACGCAGTCGCCACGGTCTCAGAGGTGGCTGAAGCCGAAGCTCCAACCACTTCCACGAACACGACCACTCCGGTGGCCGACGAGACTACCGAGGCCGCAG